TGGAGGCGGTCAGTCAACCTGATGCTCTCAGCATGGAAACTTGGCACACGTGCGGCACGACGCATTGCCGCGCAGGGTGGGTCGTTCATCTCGCTGGCGAGGCGGGATACGCACTGGAGCGCTTCTTCGATACGCCGCTAGCCGCCATGAAGATCATGGACGCGAGTTCGGCCGAAGCGCTGCCGAAGGTTTCCCCCGCCCGCTTCTACGAGACAAACGAACAGGCTCTCGCCGACATCAAGCGGATGGCTGAGTTGGAGGCTGTCGGCAAGGCGGAGCCCCGCTGATGCCCTCCCTCAACCAAGACGCGTCGCTTTGCAACCGTCTCGCCTCTCATCCCTGGCGCACCTGCATGTGGCTGCTGCCGGTGTGCGTGGCTCTCCCCTCCTGGATCGAAAGGATGATGTCGTGAATGATGAAATCGAACGGCTCAAAGCCGCAATGTATGAGGCGAACAGGCTCGCCCGCGAAGCCTGTGACCGCGCCCGAAGCGCGCGAGAAGCATTCGAAGCGGCGCTCTTGGCCGCGACCGGGCTCGTCGGTCACATGGTCGAATACGAGAAGCAAGCTTTTCGCAAGACCGAGACTGTCCGCTTCGTGGTTGAGCGGCTTGGTCGCTGGAATGACTACGCTGTTTGCGGACGGATGGTCAAGAAAGACGGCTCGCTCGGTGAGCGCATCGTTGAGTGCTCCGTTGCTCACCTGAAAGACCTCGGCCCCTACGAGCCTCCGGCGGGGCAGCGATGAACAAGCACGTCACGCATCCGGTCGAGATGGCCCCGAACGACGATCTGCCGGAAGGCATGATCGACTACGAGGCCCGCACCGCAAGGCGGAGGGCTGAGCCGATGAACGCCCTCACCCGCACCGCTCACGGCCTTTCCCTTCTCGGCAAGCGCCGGGCTGCGCAGTCTGTCCATGTCGTGAAGACCTGCCCTGGCGATGGCCGTGTCCGGCGCGTCGTCCTAGTCGTCCCCGAGGGTCAGGAAACGGGCACCTACTACGAGGTGTACTCTCCCCTCACGCTCCAAGCCCTGCTGGATGGAATGACCCCGGAAGAACTGGAGCTTGAGCCTCATCCGGCCTCCGATCAGGAGGAAGACGACTTCGAACGCGAGTTCGCCGAAACCCGCCACAACAACGAATTGCGCCGCGCCGGTCTGTACCGGGCGTGATGGCAAAAACGCAAATTAACCAAGGGAGTAAAATGATATGAAGCCGAGAGACCTCGCAGCCAAGGTGCTTGAGGTGGTCGACGCCGGGCTTGTCCACGGCAAGGGCAATCCTGTGCCCGGTCAGATGTGCGTCGAAGCGGCGGTTTGCTTCGCCATGGGCCTGCCGCACGGCGATGACCCGGAATGCGTTTCGCGCCCGCTACGTGAGCTCAAGATCAGGCTGAATGACAGCGCCTGGTCGAGCACCGCGGCGCGGGCCAAGGGTCTGCGCCGATTGGCGGTCGCGCAGCTCGGCAGTCGTGAAGTGTTGGACGACAGCGAGTTCGTTCGTCGCGTCGTTGATCTTGCTATCCGCAAATGGACGCCTGCGGCATTGCGTTCGGCTGCATCGGTGCATCCGAATCCTAAGCACCAGGCGGCGCTGATCGCTGCGGCCGAGGAATGCGAACGCAGCGGAACGAAAAACGCCGCCTACGCCGCCGCCGCCGCCGCCAACGCCGCCGCCTACGCCGCCAGAGCCGTCGCCAACGCCGACGCCGCCGCCGCCTACGCCGCCGCCGCCGCCGCCAACGCCGCCGCCAGAGCCGTCGCCAACGCCGACGCCGCCGCCGCCAACGCCGCCGACGCCGCCGCCGCCGACGCCGCCGCCGCCGCCGCCAACGCCGCCGCCGCCGCCAACGCCGCCGACGCCGCCGTCGCCTACGACAAGGCGCTCGCGGACTTCGCAGAAGACGTTGTGCAGGTGCTGATTGAGATGGAAGCCCCTGGCTGTGTTTGGCTGGGGCTTACCGAAGCCGTTGCCAAGGCGGAGCCCCGCTGATGCCCTCCCTCAACCAAGACGCGTCGCTTTGCAACCGTCTCGCCTCTCACCCGTGGCGCACCTGCATGTGGTTGCTGCCGGTGTGCGTGGCTCTCCCTTCCTGGATTGAAAGGATCATATGATGAATGCCGTATCGCAAGCCCTGATCGACCATGACGGCGGCGCAGCCGCACCGACCAAGCCGGCCGGCAGCGTCGTGGTCGCCATGACGCCCATGGAGATGGTCGGACGGGCCCTCGAAATGGGTGTCTCGGCGGACATTTTCAAGCAGATGATGGACCTGCGGGATCGCGAGGAATCCCGCAACGCGAAGCTTGCTTTTACCAAGGCCGTCGCCGCCGCCAAAGCGGAAATCCGCCCTATCATGAAGACCCGGGCGGTTGACTATACCCCGCAGGGAAAGCAGCGCGTCCACTACCGTCACGAAGACCTCGCCGGCATCGAGGAGCAAGTCACGCCGATCCTGACGAAGCATGGACTTTCCTATCGCTTCGAAAGCGACAACGGTCCTGACAAGCCGATCACTGTGACGTGCCTGCTGGAGCATGTGGACGGTCATTCAACACGCACCCCGCTTTCGGCCGGCGCGGATACGAGCGGCGGCAAGAACAGCCTCCAGGCTATCGCCTCGGCTGTTACCTACCTCCAGCGTTACACGCTCAAGCTCGCGCTTGGGCTGTCCGTTTCGAACGACGACGACGGCAAGGCGTCGTCCGACGCGAAAGTTGAATTCATCAACGAGGCACAGCGCGAACGATTGGAAAGCCTGATCGATGAAACGCGCACGAACATTGAGAAGTTCTGCAGGCTGGGCGGGGTAAACAGCCTCGCCGAAATCCGTGTCGCCGACTTCGATAACGCAGTGCGCATCCTCATGGAGCGCAAAGCGAACATGGCGGCAAAGCCATGATCATTCGCTGCATCGACTTTGAAACGACGGGCATCCCGACGGAAACGGACCGTCACGCTATCGTGGAGATCGGCTGGTGCGATCTCGACATAGACGATGATAACGGAGGCGCTTTCGTATCGGGCTTTGAGGCGGTTCTCTGCAATCCTGAGCGTCCTATCCCTCACGAGGCAATGGCGATCCATCACATCACCGATCAGATGGTGAGCGGTGCATCTGGTTCGCTTGAGGATTTGGGATCGTCAGACTATTTCGCGGCCCACAACGCTGACTATGAGCGCAGCTTCTTCCCTACCGAAACACCCTTCATCTGCACATACAAGGTAGCTTTGCGCGTCTGGCCGGACGTGACCAGCCATGGCCTTCAATTCCTGCGGTACCACCTTGGTCTGCCGACGCGCGAGGAGTTGGCAATGCCTCACCGGGCAGGGCCGGATGCATATCTTTGCGCACTTCTGCTGCAAAAGATCATCCAGACCGAACCGAGTCTATCCTTTGAGCAGATGGTGCGCTGGTCGAATGGCCCAGCCCTCCTGCCGCGCTGTCCACTCACGAAGCACAAAGGCCAGAAGTGGGAGGATGTGCCGACCGATTACCTCGAATTCATCGTGTACAAAGCGAAGGATATCAGTCGCGATGTTCTCGCCAATGCGAAGCTTCATCTGAAGCAGAGGCAAGCGCAATGATCGAGGTTTTTGACTGCGATCAGGGTTCACCCGAATGGTTCTCCTGCCGGGCAGGCATTCCGACCGCGTCAAAGTTCGCGACGGTGCTGGCGAAGGGCGAAGGCAAAACCCGCAACGAGTACATGCGCAAGCTGGCCGGCGAACTCCTCACCGGCGAGCCGATGGACTCGTACACCAACGCGCACATGGAGCGTGGCAAGGAAATGGAGGACGAGGCTCGTAACACTTACGCCCTCATTTATGATGCCGAGCCCCAGCGCGTCGGCTTCATCCGCAACGGTAACAAGGGCGGTAGCCCTGACAGCCTGATCGGCGAGGATGGTGGTCTGGAGATCAAGACCGCTCTCCCGCACATTCAGATAGAGCGCCTGCTGCGGAACGATCTGCCGCCAGAGCATCGCGCTCAGGTTCAGGGCAATATCTGGATTGCTGAACGCGAGTGGTGGGATTTCGTCTCCTACTGGCCGCGCCTGCCGATGATGCGCGTCCGCGTTCCGCGAGACGACACCTACATCAAGACACTGTCGGCGGCGGTGGACGCCTTCAACGACGATCTGCACGAGATGGTCGAGCGCGTTCGGTGCTACGGCCAGCCGCGCGGCGAAATCCTCAAGAACAAGCTCGTCCAGAGCTTGCTGGCGGGCTGACCATGAACGCGGCCCCTATCATCTTCCAGTGGGATGGCGAGGCCATGGTGCCCGCCTCCCCGTTCTGGTCGCGCAAGGCAGACCAAGAGTTTGTCATCGGCGAAACCTACAAGCTGGTCGAGCACCACGACCGTTCGAAGGTCAGCCACAATCATTTCTTCGCCAACATCGCCGGGGCGCACGGCAATCTGCCAGACCTGATGCTGGAGCAGTATCCGACGCCGGAACACCTGCGCAAGCGCGCCTTGGTGTTCAAGGGCTACCGTGACGAGCGCACCATTGTGTGCGCCACGGCGGCGGAAGCGCAGCGTGTCGCAGCCTTCATCAGACCGATGGACGACTTTGCCGTTGTCACGGTTCGTGAGGCGGTCGTGCGCGTCTGGACTGCCAAGAGCCAGTCCATGAAGGCAATGGGCGCGAAGGACTTTCAGGCGAGCAAGAGCGACGTTCTCGACTTCATTGATGATCTGCTTGGCGTCGAGCGCGGTGCGACTGCTTCCAACGTCAGGAGCGCAGCATGACCCTCTCCACTCTCATCCGCCGCACCATCATCCAGTGGCAGAACTGGCGCTCCCGGAAGGCTATGCGCCGGGCTGTCCCTATCCTGAAAGCCTTGTCTGAAAAGCAGGCGATCTACCGGAAGGGACACAAGGCCGGCTCAGCCAGGATCACAAGAGAACGCATCAAGGCGGTCAATGCCGTGCTTGCCGGCCGTCCTGCTCAGTCAGGGAGGGCGTGATGCCGCGTATCCTCAGCCACAATGTGATCGTGGAGTTCATCGATTGCGCCGCATGCGGGATGACCTTCGGCATGACCGAGGATTTCATCAGGCGGCGGCGTCAAGACGGTGCCACGTTCTACTGCCCGGACGGGCACAACAACTTCTACAGGGAAAATGAACATGATCGCGTCCGCCGCGAGCGCGACCTGCTCAAGCAGCAGATCGCCGAGCGGGAAGACGAGATCGAGCGCCAACGGCGACGGCGTGAAGACGCCGAGAAGACAGCCGCCGCCAGGAAAGGCCAGATCACGCGCCTGAAAAACCGTGCTTCGGCCGGCGTCTGCCCGTGCTGCAATCGAACTGTTTCGCAGATGGCCCGCCACATGGCGTCAAAGCATCCCGGTTTCAAAGCCGAGGAGGTCGTCTGACCATGCCCCGCCGCGAATTCACCAAGCCAACCAGGCGAGAGGCATTGCGCCGCTCCGGCTTGCTCTGCGAAGCGATCGGCGAATGGTACGGCCTGCTTCCCGGCCAGCGCTGCAACGCGCCATTGTCTGCCGGCGTCGAGTTCGATCACATCGATCTGGACGCGAACAGCAAGGACAACAGCCTTTCGAATTGTGCCGCGATCTGCATCCCGTGCCACCGGGTGAAGACCTTCCATCACGACATCCCTGTCGCGGCCAAAACCCTTCGCCAGCAAGACAGGGCGCGCGGCATCAAGAGCAAGCCGAAAGGCCGCCCGATGCCGGGCAGCAAGGCAAGCGGCCTCAAGAAGCGCTTCGACGGCACGGTTGAAAGCCGTGGCAACAATCTCTGGCAACCCCTTGGAGGCGATCATGACTGACGCTATGCGCGAGGCGCTGAAACCCTGCCCGTTCTGTGGCGAGAGCCGGTTCGCGAGGGTTGAGCAGTATATGTTCCCACCCGATGACGGTGGTCCTGCGTGGCGGTGGGGCCTCCACGTCGTATGTGATGCGTCCGGCCTGTCCACTGATCCGCGCGGTTGCGGCTGCAGTTCGTCGTGGGGTGAGACTGAAACCGACGCCGTCGCCGCATGGAACCGCCGCGCCCTCTCAACACCCGGGGCCGCTGCACAGTCGCCAACCCCTGACAAGCCCGTCCTTCCGGAATGGGAGAAGCTGGCCCGCCAGCAGGCACGAACGATTGCCATCGACGCTGCCAGTCAAGTCAACGACAACGAAGACGCCCGATGCGTCGAAACGTTAGTCGAAAAACTCGTTACCGATCGCATCCTCTCCCTTGCCGCTGAGCGCGATGCAGCGGTGGCAAGATGTGCGGTGTTGGAGCGGGAGAGGGATGCTTTCCGCAACCTTTTCGAGCGCGTGAAGAACGAAGCCATCTGTCACGCGATGGAGGCTCGCGGCGCGAACGCCACCATCCAGAAGGCCTACCAAGCCGCCAGTGGCGCGACGGGCGAGCGCGGCAACTGGAATGGTGCGCTACCCATCATCGAAGCCCTGCACGCGCTCAAGGCCCGCGCCGAAGCGGCCGAAGCCCGCCTTTCCGAGGAGACGGGACGGTGAAGCCGATGTTCTGCGAGCAATGCCATCGCATCGAGCGCGACCCAGTCATGCTGGACACTGAAACGTGCAGCCAGTGTGGCGGCTACCTCGTCGGCATCGATGATGACGACGGCCAGCCCGACGAAATGACCGAATGGAGGGATTTCGATGCCGACTGTTGATCTGGTTGCTCCGCTTGTCGCCTTGGCGGAATCCGGCATACCTGCCGACATTCAAGAGCTTCTTGTGCAGGGCGACCCGATGAGAGGCGTCGCCCCCGGTGCGCTTGCGAAAGCCATCGCCGCCCTCTCCGCTCAGCCGAGCGGGGTGGTGAAGGCGCTGGAGTGGAAAAACGCACCTGACATTTTGCTTGATCAGATAGCCGCGATTCGTGACGGTTATCAAAAACTCCATCGCGATTGTCTTGATCAGATGGAATGGCATGCGTCGCAAGGCGATACCGAGGAAACAGGAGATTTCTCAACCGAAGCTGAACGCCACAGCTCTGCGCTTTTGGCATGCAATCGCATCCTAACTCTGGTGGAAAATTTCAAACCCGCCTCGCCCGCTCATGCGCCGATGACGCACGACCAATTTGTGCAGTACGCCCTCGCTCCCGCCACAACGGGGGAGGCGCATCCCGCCAGCGTGGAAGGCGGGGAGCCGGTGGCTCACGGCTGGATCGTAGGCAACGGCACCGGCTTACTGTGGCGGACCTGGAAGGACGGTTTGCCCGATTGGACCAGCAACCGCGATGAAGCAACCCGCTATGCTCGGCGAAAGGATGCAGAGGCGGCGCATCGCGAAGACGACGAAGCGTTGATCATCGTTCCCCATTCCGTTCCCGCCAATGGAGCGCCTGAGCCCGTCCCCGCGTGGGCGGGCGAGAGGCATGAAACCGGCTTCCATCTCGACAGGCTCAATGCTTGGTTGACAGACCTGTGGGCGGCCAAAAGCATCGACCTTCACATGTGCGACGGCTCGCGACGCGAGAATCAGTTCGGACTTCTTCGTGACATTCGAGACGACGTAGCAGCCCTCCGTGCAGCTACCCTCTGGCTGGCACCCCCGCCCGCCTCTCCTGCACCACAGGAGCCAGCCTCTCTCCGGGTAGGTGAGCGTTGAGCGACCTGCGCAGGCAAAAACAAGCCTATCGTCACGATCCGGCCAACGGGGTTTTCGGCGACTGCAACAGGACGGCAATAGCTTGCGTGCTGGGGGTCGAGCGTGATGAGCTCCCGCATGTTCACCGCGACATGAACTCGGAAGAGTTCGAGGCCTTCACGAAGGGCTTTTTGGCGGACCGTGGACTGCATCTGATTTCTGTTCCGGTCAACGCTCCAAGCGTTTCCGAAGCGATGCTGTTCGGCCATATGCGTGGCGGCGGCATCCCGTTCATTCTCGGTGGACAGTCGCCCAGGGGCGTAAACCACTCGGTGGTTTGCTTCTCGCAAGATGACCTTCACGACCCCGGCAATGATGTATATTTGTCAAACACTTCAAGGAATGAAGCTGAGGACTCTGACTCCGTTAGTCCTGGTTCGAATCCAGGTTCCCCAGCCACCTCAAATCCTTGAAATCATTGACATTGCGCGATCCGGAAATCCCGGACATCGCGGAACGTTTGGTGGACATCGGACGCACGAAAACCGGCACAGTGTTTCGTCGTCCACTCCTTACATGGAGGCGAGAGAATGAGCTACGCCAAGGACACCAGTGTCTCGGTCTCAAAGACGGAGGCGGAAATCAAGGCTGTTATCCGAAAGTACGGCGCGACCAGTTTCGCCTCTTTCGAAACCACTGCGGCCGCGATGATCGCATTCGAAATGGAGGATCGGCGCATCGTCTTCAAGCTCCCGCTGCCGGATAAAGGCGCGCGCGAGTACCGAGTCACGCCGACCGGCAAAGACCGGGGCGAAGCTCCGGCGCTGGCGGCTTGGGAGCAGGCTTGCCGCTCGCGATGGCGAGCCTTGTTCCTGTGCATCAAGGCCAAACTGGAAAGCGTAGAGGCCGGCATCGAAACCTTTGACGACGCCTTCCTTGCGCATATCCAGATGCCGGACGGCTTGACGGTCGGCGAGCATGTCCGACCTAAGATCGCGATAGCCTACCAATCGGAGAGCATGCCTTCGCTGCTGCCTGGACCCGGAGCGATGCAATGAGCGATATTCCGGAAGACGTGATGCAGGCGGCCGAAGACGCGCTCGACAACCTTCTGTGCAATTGCAAGGATTCGCTCGGCTCGTACGCTGCGGTTCGCGCGGAATCGATCAAGGACATCGCCCGCGCTATCATGGCGGAACGTGAGCGCTGTGCTAGGATAGCTGACGCGCATTGCAAAGCCGCGATAGCCGCCATCAGAGGAACCAGGACATGACGGAAGAAGGGTGGAAGGATTTGGTCTGGCCGATTGAAGCGCGCAATCTTGACGAGGCGAAGGCGATCTGGCTGCAAAAAGGCTTCACCAGAATCCGCACTGTTTCACGCGAAGAACTGGAGAAGGCCTTCCCCGGCTACGATGAACGCAGGAAGGCGCTCAAGAAAGAAAACAGGTGACCCGAGGCACCGACATATCCCTCATGATCGTCCTGCTGGGGCTGATGGTCCTGGCAGCGTATCTCGGGATTGTGCCGGCAGTGATGCCGGGCAAGCGCTAGCCGCCCTTCGCCTTCAGGTACGGATTCGTCCCGGTGACCTTGGTGTTCGGATGCAAGGTGATCGTTGCGCCTCGATGGCCGCATTGTTTGCAGACGCAAGCCGCCGCTATCCGGGTATCCCCGACGAAGACATAATCCTCACCGAAGCGGGCGATCAGCTTGTCCGTGTCGAGAAACGCGCCGTGACCTGAGAATTGGGCGGTGCAACTGGCAAAGAGCCGCCCGCCATGCCGGCGGAGGTCACCGAGCGTTTTGATGGTGATCGGGGCCACGGTCATTGACCTCAGCTTAGCAAAGAGCAAAAAGCCCGCCACCCCTTTCGGAGCGGCGGGCAAGGTCAACAGGGGTGTTTGTGGAGTTGCGGCGGACTGCCGCCCGGCTCCACGCCGGTATCACCGGACCATCCGGTGATCTGCTACGGCGGCTTGACCGTTCGATCCCGCGTGATGAACGCCTATGTCTCGCGCGGTTCCAGCCTGGCACAATGCTGCATTGCAATAGGTAAATTTGACACTTTTGAAACCTAATGCGTATATGAGCCGTTCTGGGAGGGACTGTTCGGGGGACCCGAATGGGTGACGAGATGACACGCGACCGCTCTTTTAAGGTAACAGTGTGTTTTGAGCAGCGGGATGATGGCGGCCTTCGCGCATGGAGCGAAGAAGTGCCGGGACTGGTGCTCTCACACACGGATATCGATGGTGTTCTTGCCGATGTGACAGAGGCCCTGAAGGTCATCCTGTCGCATCGCTTCAACGCGGACGTTGACGTTCAGCCGCTGGAGAACGTCCGTGCTGCCCTTGAGGAAAACGGGATAGTGCCGCCAAAGCGGTTCGTTCCTGGACCTAAAGAATACGTCGTCTACGCGCACTAGCTCTTGATCGCGAACCGGCTCCTGCCCCGACGGCAATGGGAAGCCAAGCTTCGGCGCTGGGGTTGTCACCCAATGGAAGGCAAGGGTCGGCTCAACACCGCCGAATGGTGGATCGGCCGGAATGGTCCATTCACCGTCCCGTGCGAGGGCGAGGATGACCGGTGCGAGTTCTGGGCGCTGCAACGCATTTGCCATGCAGAAGGCCGGCATCCGTCTGAAACCGACGATGAGCCAACGCAGCACTGACGATAGGGCTGCCACTACAGGCCGGGCCGTATCCAGCCCCAAATCTTCATCAGCGATTCCCACAGCAGCACCGTCCCGACGACGAAGCCGAGAACGCCGACGATCAGCCACTTGAAGAGCGTGCCGACCGTTCGTATCGCGTTGACCAGCCGAACCCCGTCCTCAAGCGTTTCGAGGTCTTCCTTGCGAAGCCGGGCCAGGAACTCCCTCGTCTCCGGTGGAAGCTCGGCCATTGCGTTGACGGGTTGCGCCTGGTCTTTCATTGCGATGCCCCTGCTTTGCTTCAAGGCTTCCAGCCGCACCAAGCCTCGCCCTTGAGCAGGTAGGCGAGCAGCCTTTCCTTCTCGGGGCGCGACAGAGTGGCGATTGCGGTGACCGGAAGCCGGATCGGATCATTCTCCGCGCACCACACGGCGCGCGGGTCTGCGATCGGCCCCGGCGAGGTTGCGCACCCCGCCAGCGCAAGGATAACGATCAGCGCGGCGGTCTTGACCATTTCGCCAGCTCCGCGTCGAGATCAGGATCAGAGAGGCCGCTGACGCGCTTTTCCACGTCGGTGGCCTCCCGATGCATCTCAAGCCGCTCCTCGGCTGCTGCTGCCCTTCCTGCCGCCTTTTCGGCCGCTGCGGCGGATCGTGCTCCCGATCGCCCGAGCGCGAAGGCCCGAGCGACCAGAACCGCGACGATCAGGCCTCCGGCAAGGAGGGCGAAGACGGTGCCAGTCATGACTGGACCGGAGGCTGTTTCTTGAACAGGCCGCCGAAGCCGTCGCGGGCGACATTGATGACGCTCTTGAGGACGCCCATGCCGGTAACGGCGACGGTGGTGTAGGTCGGGTCGATCCACGACGCCGAGCATTCGAGGCCGCCAGTCGGAAGCGTGGTGCAGCCGGTCGCCAGCAGCGCAGCGGTAACGCCTGCGGTGAGCGCGATCGCGACGTTGAGGATGTTGTGGACGAGATTGGAGTTCACGATATCGATCCTTTCAGGGGGGATTGCCCGGGCGCGGCTGGTTACCCGACCGGCTTGAAGTCGAGGTAGAACGTGTCGCCGATCTCGAACTTGCCGAGCAGGTTCGGGTTGGCGATCGTGAGCGAGAGCTGGCCGGATGGAGAAAACTTCGCGAACTGCTGATCTTCGTCGCTCCCGTCTGCCGGATATCCGCCGTCCTTGGAGGGGAAGTTGAAGGTCAGAGTCTCGTAGGCTTCGCCAGCGGCGATACTGGTGATCCTCACCTTGGCTCGCATTGTCGTGCTCATGGTCGTTTGCCTTTCGTGATGTGCCCGGAGCCGCCGGGCCCGGGTTTCAGGCCGCCAGCGCAGCCCAGGTGTACGGACCGACCCGGCCATCCGGGACGAGCTTGTTAGCCCGCTGGAATGCCTTGACGGCCGCCTCGGTCTTCGAACCGAAGTCGCTGTCCGCGATGATCTTCGCGCCCTTGCCGATCAGCAGCTTTTGCAGCCGCTCCACGTCCGGCCCCTTGGCCCCGAGGGAGAGGACCGGGTTGGCCGGCCGGGTGACAGGTTTCGCGGCTTTCGAGGGGGCAACGGTGAAGCGGGACAGGTCCCACGACCTGGCGTCGTCGTAGAGCGCCGGAGCGTCGGCGACCGAGATGTGAGCGTGATGGTGGTGCGAGTTCGATCCGGTGTACCTGCGCCACTTCCACGGCGACGGGCCACCGGCACCAGAGCAGATTTCGCCATCCGCGATCACGTACTTGATGCGAGGGTCACGGCTGTCGATAAGGGCTTGCGCCAGCCGGCGATTGTCTACTCCGTGCTTCTCGTCATCGGTGAGGTCGAGCGCCTGCACCACGCCCCGACTGTTCGGGTTGTGGTCTGACTTGCGTTTCGAATGGGCGTTGTCACCCTTGGTCCCGTCGCTGATCTTCGAGCGGTTCGGCGAAAGCTCATTGATCTGCGAGCGCAGCGTGTCGAGCGATTTGGCAAGTCGCCATGCCATGGCGGTTCCTTTCCGCCCGGAGGCGCGATGTCGATCCCGCTCGACAGCGGATTGCTGTTTTGCTTTCATGGCGAAGGGATCGGGGGAGAATTAACGGATGAAGCGGATTGTATTTGCTGTCGCAGTGCTTTCTCTGGCGGGTTGCGCAAAGAACCCGGAGAGCATCGCGCCTATGTCGATGCCGGTGAATGCTTACAGCGGTCTATCCTGCGCGCAGCTGGCCGCCGAAATGCAGCGCTCTTCCTTAGCCTTGGCTCAGGTCGAAGCGGGTCAGCGGCAGGCCGTGACTGGCGATGCCTTGGGCGTGTTCCTGATCGGAGTTCCGGTCAGCAGCCTGAGCGGGTCGGACAGGGAAGGGCTCGTCGCGCAGCACAAGGGCGAAGTGATCGCCATTCAGGCGGCCCAGCGAAACCAGCAGTGCCCCTAGAAAGGGGCCCGGGGAAACTTAAACGCCAGAGGGGCTTGGCTGCGGGGCTTCCCGGGTCGAAGGGGCTTTGCGGCCTAGAAGATCGCTTGCGGGACCGTCTTCAGCGAGGGACCGGGGCCGAACTCGCACGTGCCGTCGAAAGGCTCGATCTCGCCACCCGCAGCGAGGAAGCCGGGTATGGTGTGATCCATGTCGGCTTCCATGCGGAACGTCCCGTTCGGTGATGTCGTGTGCGTCCGCCCATGCTCGTCCATGGCAAGGATGGATTGGCCGTCTTCCAACAAGAATTTCGCGCGCACGATCATGAACGCAATATAACAATCTAGTTCGAAACTGCAAAGCTTGCGGTGGCGATCGTGTTGCCGTCGAAAATCAGCTTCGCCAGATAGCTTCCCGGATCGAATGTGTCTGCCGGAAAGCTGACCGAGCCGCTTGCTATCCCTCCGGTGCCGCTTCCGACTTGGGTGTTGTCTGTCCATCGCCAGTTGACCAGCGCGCCGCCCGTCGCCGGGTACACACCGACCCATGCGCTCGATGACGCCGGAAGCGGAGCGCCCGTGAACGGAAAGGACAGGCCCTGCACGTTGGTGTATGTCGTCTGCGATGACGTGATGGTCGGGGCGCTGCCGCCAAGGTCGATACGGCGAACACCAAGCCCCTCCACATATGCGTTGCAATTGAAAAGCAAGAACGCGCTACCGGCCGCCAGTCGGACGAATGCGCAATTGTATTTCGCCCCGCGATCCCATGCACCGCCGGAATTGAGCCCGGCCACCTGTCTGCGCTCGGTCCAAGTGATGCCGTCAGCGGACGTGGCGTGCCAGGTTAAGAGATAACCCTCGCCGTCAGGCTTCGCATAGAGAATGTTGTAAGCCTCATTTTCAAACCAGAAGTCGCTCATGTAAATGTTGGCTGAAGGCCGGAACACATAACTGGTCGAAGCTCGCGACCACGGCCCGGCGATGTTCGATGCCGTGTACTTCATCATGCCGAGTTGGCCGGAAGCGTTATGTCCGGATGCAACCATGGTGAATGTGCCATCCTTCAAAATGACCTTGGGATCATAAATATCGGCACTGTCATCACCTACCCCAACGTTCACCACCCGACCATGCTTCGTCCAAGTGATGCCGTCAGCGGACGTGGCATAGCATATAGTGCAGCTGTCTGCGCCGCCCCCCGGAGCCGTCGCGTTACCGATGTACCATGCATGAAAATTCGTGCCGTCGTGGATTACGCTTGTGGTTTGAGCATCGCCCCGATCCGGGTCACCGACCCCGCCGAGATTGATGACCGGCGCCGAGTTCGATACGCGGACTGTCGACTGGAAGTCCTTCGTCTTGAACAGCCCGGTTCGGTCCGTTTCATTGCCGTCGTTCAGCGATCCCGAATAGAAGACATAGCAGTATCCGTCTCCGTCGACATAGGTTGTGCCATCAAGGTTTCTGGCGGCGGTCGGTGCATAGGCGGAGTTCGAATCCCACGCCCCGGCTGCTCCGTGTGAGAACAGGCTCGACGGATATCGAGCGAATGTATACGCCCCGACCGGCCAGATCGCCGGCTGTGTATCGACCCCTCCCAATTCGAAGGGGCCGATAAGGCGTTGGATCAGACTCACAGCTTGTACCCTTTAACGATCACCACGCCGTTGCCCCCGTTTCCGCCCGCGCGGTCGGTCGTAGAGTTGACGGCTATTGCGCCGCTACCTCCGCCGCCCAGTGCTCCATTGTTGCCGGCAGCATTGTTGCTGTTCGCGAAGTTGGCACCGCCAGTGCCAAGCCCGCTTGCCCCTCCCTTTCCGGGAATTGTTTGGCTGGCGCTCATCCGAAAGCCTGCATCTCCGGCGCCCCCGGACATGTTCAGGTTTCCACCGGAACCGAGGCCGCCGCTACCTCCGATGCGCCAGCCTGCTGTGGATGCGGCTACGACGCTCTCACCGCCACCGCCACCCGTGGCCGAGCAATGTGCGCCAAAGGATGACGCCCCCCCTGTGGAGCCATTGTTAGCACCGGCTATGCCGCCAGCCCCGCCGGTTCCGACTGTAACAGCTTCGGTGCCGCCGATGCCCGAGGTGATGAATTTGTATACCGATCCGCCGCCACCACCGCCGCCTGCTATTGAAGCCTCCGACGTGTTACCGTCAGCGCCGCCGCCACCGCCACCGCCGCCAACCACGAATACCTCTACGGCTTCGCAGTCGGTAGGCTTGTTCCATGTGCCGGAAGACGCAAAAACCTGCACGTCGATCAATTGGTAGCCGATCTCCAGATTTGCCCGCGCGGTGGCCTCCAATCCGAGGGTGGCAATCTCGGAAAGCGCGTTCGCGGCCGTCATGTCGCCAGCGCCGCCGGGGCCAGTCGGGCCGATAGGTCCGGCCGGGCCGGTTGGTCCCTCGGGGCCGGTCGCGCCGGCAGGACCCTGTGGTCCCACGGGACCGGGTGCGCCGGGTGTGCCAGGCACGGGTTGGGGAGCCGGCAGCTTCCGCAGCCGGATATTGCGAGCTGTCATGGTGATGTCCTCAGAGAACGGCCAGTGAGCCGACGAAAAGCGATGTCAGTTCGTCGCCATCGATCATTCGGCACGAAACGTCATAGGTCTTGCGGCGGCACAGCCCGGCCATCTGGCTCGACGTGAAACGCCACTGGATCATGTTGTCGGCTGGGCGCTCGATCGTCCCGGCGGAGGTCGATGCGGCAAGCATCACGTTCTGGCACTCGTCCATCACACGAAGGTCGAACTCCATCGCGAGCGCGCTGTCGTCGGGCAGGTTCGTGTCCGCGTCGATCATCTCGACGCATTCGAGCCAGTCGGCGTCGGTGACCGCTGAAAAATCGATCTGGTACATCGGCTTCAGAGCTTGATCAGGATTGTTGCGAGCTTGCCGGGCGAAACGTTGGGATGAGCTGTTCCGCCGCCTTGCGAAGCGATGGTGTGGTTGTGTGCGTTCTCGGTGCTGGTCGTGGAGTTCTGGACATCGGTACCTGCTACGCTGCCGACCGGCGTGCCCGTATCCGCGACGGTCACGCCGCGAATCTGATAGCCGTGGTTGTGTGCCGGAATGGTCCCGGTGACGCCCGTGTGGTCGTGGGCGGGCATCTGCGAAATGGTCAGGGTGTGTGTCGCGGTGCCGGCCTTCTTGCCAAGAGCATCGGCATCGCCGCCAGTCACCTGGTCGACCGGCAGGTTGGCCGCCGCCGAATTGCCCATGCTGTCGCGGCCCATGATTGCGAGGCCTCGCCAGTCGGGCAGGACGATCGTCTTCGAGGCTGCCCAATCATTCGCCGCCGACGCACCGCGCCCACCGGAAACCGTGAGGCTGCTGTCCGCCGACCACAGATGCTCGAACAGGTCTTCACAGTCCGCGTTCGCCCGCTCCGTCGCACCGCTCGATGCATCGCCGATGGTGCGGCCGTTTGCGCGGACCCAGCCGGAGGGAGCCGCCGTTCCATAGTACGGGACCAGCATCCCCGTCCGGAACAACAATTTCACGTCCGTCTCACCGCCAGGATCGGTTTCGACGCCAATGAGAGGCGTAGAAATGCCGTCGTCGTCCGAGAGCGTGACATCATTGGCGTCGGTGATCCTCAGCCGATAGTCGCCCTGCTGAAGGTAGACCATCGGGAAGACTCCGTTGGCATTCGCCACCACAGGATGGTCGAACGGGATCGAGAGCGCAGCATCCGTGTAGGTGGAGCGGGGGGTCGTGGTGCTGGCATTGAAGAAGTATGCCTTCGCCCCCGAATAGGGCTCGCCGTTCTCGTCCAGTAGCGGGATGCGTGACATCCACCACGTCAGGGCCATGGCTTCAAATCCTTTGGAATGTGAGGTAAGTTGGCGCTATGAACTTCTTGCACTACGTGCTTCAGGCCGTTGCGGCGGGCGCCGTCGTCTTCGCCAACATCTATTTCGATATCACCGACAACGGCATGGTCATCGGCGCGACCGCCTTTTCGGCCGCCTATGGCGCGTCAATGGCGCTGACTTGGCTTGTCGGACTTTTCAGAAGGACGCCGGTAGACGTTCCCCGTGTTGACGAGGGTCAAGGCGAGGTTACGCGCTTTGTCGTCTCGCGCCGTAGCGAGCTTGACGAAGAGTCCTTGCCCCCGTTCGTCCGTGATCAGATTCGCGAGCTGATCCGTATTACGGCCGAGCCGCCAACGATCGACAACATCCATCACCCGGCGCGGAAACTGGAGCCCTCCTCCAGCAGCCAGCGCAGCGGTCGTTCCTAGCGGATTGCCTGCTTTCAGGTCCTGCAGTGCTTCTTGATTGAATGCGGTCTGAGAGCCCACGCGCTGGCGCGTGCCCTGCGCCTCCAGAATATTCAGGAAGCGGTCGAAGCCCTTCCATAGATCCTCGCCGTTGGGCAGCGCGGTAACTGCGGCCTGAAGGTTGGCGCGCTGCTGCGGATTGCCCCGTAGGGCCGCCGTGAAGCCAGCCCCGCCCCACTGATTGGCCCCGGATTGCAGTTCCCGAACCGCCTGATTGAACGTGCTTTCGATATGAGACCGCACCAGTTGCCTTGCTACGCCCGGATTTCGCTCCGTCAGCAGCGCGACCGTGCGCCCGATTTCGCCAGCCGAGTTCGGCAGAGGATTGCGCGGGAACAATGCGTTGATCGCGTCTTGGGTCGTCTGGTCCTTCTGTGCGAGTTTTCCGATTGGTCCCTGCAATATCGGGTCCAGAAACCGGGAGCGCAATTCGCGCTGGAGTCGTAGCGCCTTCTCGTAATCGGGAGATGCGCGCTCGGCAGCCTGCCGAACCACGGCGGCGTCAGACCCATAGCCGGCGGAACGCTGCATGTTGCGTTGCGCGTTGACCGGCCCGGCTGCGTTTTCGGCCTGCGTATCGAGGTATTTCTTGACCTCGTTGAGGAAGCCGACGCTGTCGTCGGGAAACCCTTCTACATAGCGGGCAAGCTGGGGATCGCCGCGCACCGCCGCCCTTGCTTCCGCCCAACCCGGCGCGGCTTCGACCCTCTTGAATTCGGCTGGTGAAAGCCTCTCGATGCTCGCACTGGTATAATATGGCTCGGTCGTCCGGTTGATCGCGCCTCGCGCATCGTCAATCACGCTTTCCGCCGTTCGTCCGGCTTCAGCGCCGATCGTGTGCGGCGCGTCGGAAGGGGGAGTGACTGCATCGAACTGACGGCGCGCGGCTGCCTCTACCTGAGCCGGACGACCCGCGTAGAACTCCCTCAATCCACCCTGCCCCTCGATGACGCGCTGCATGTCAGCCGCGCGAGTAGCGCCGCCCGTGACCTGCTGCACGGCCTCGAAACGCGTGATCGGCGTGCCGGCGGTTCTTGCCTCCTGAAACAGATGCTCAGCCTGATCGAGCTGCTGTGGTGTCGCGCCCTTGACGACTTTCGCGACGAGGTTTGCCGGCGCGCCTTTGCCGAAGAAAGCGACCGGAGCACCCGCCACCAGGGCGGCTGCGGCGCGGGCATATTTTTCATATGCCGTTCCCTCGGTCGCCTGCCCTGCGGTTTCCGACGCAAGCGCGGGGACCAGCGTCGACGCTAGCCGCCGAAGCGGGCCACCAGGGGTTGCCAGGGCAGGCGCGAACTCTCCTGCCGTGCGCGCATATTCCCCGGCCGTGGTCCGAGGCTCGTAGTGCTCTCCGATCGCAGGGATTGTCACGGCCTCCTGCAACTGCCCGGTCGTTGGCGCCAGTGCCGTGCCGGGATTGATTGCGCGCGCCGTCCAGTCGCCTAACGCTTCGGCTGTCTCGGGTGACGCCCCAAGCTTTTCGGCTCCCCATGCAATGCCGCGAGCATTCATCTCGCGCACGTCGCCAAAGCCGCCAACGGTCGCCTCGATCCCCTGACGCAGGCCGGTGGCGATCGAACTGCCGATGTCCTGCAACATGGACCCGTCGCTCTCTGTGCGCGGCTCGGCGTACTTCGTCCACGGTCCTTCGCTCTTCTGGAATTTTTCCCAGGGTCCGGCCATCAGTCAGCCTTTTCCCAGTTCGATTGAACTGCCGGATTGCCGCCATTGAAACGGTAGCCGTCAACAACATCGCCGGCTACCGGCGCCGTCGTATCGGCCGGCCCGATGCCGGCCAAGGCGCGCTTCATTTCGGGCGTCATGATGGAGCGCTTGTCGATCTCGCCGATCATGCGGCGTGCATCCGACGCCGATATCTCGCCGGTTTGATACCGGGTGACGATGTCGGAGCGCTGCATGTTCAGCGCGGCCTTCGCCTTCATGATTTCGCCGATCATGACGTTCGCTTCAGGCTTGTTGCGCAGTGCGGGAAGCGACTTCAGCATGCCGTCGTATTCGATGTCGGACGTTGCGCCCGAGCCCGGCGCGCGAAGAGTCGGCGCGATGCGTTTGACGATCGACTGGAAGGCGTCGCCGGCCGATGAGAAACCCGGGAACATTTCAGCGAGACGGCCTTGCAACATGCCCTGCGGCGCACTCTTCATCAGTTCGTCAAGGACCTCGAAATCCTGTCCCATGCCGCCGGACACCGCACCCTGTTTCTTGTATTCTCCCCACAACTCCGCTTCAGCCTTGTCGAGCCCCTTGCGCAGCTCGCCGTCCGAAGGTTCGCCGCCAACCGTCACGCTGGTGTTGCTCGCGCCCGCCCTCTTCATGTCAGTCATGAACTGCTGAAAACTCCCTCGATAGCCCTGCTGTCGAGCGAATTCATACTCCCGCATGTCGTCGGTTGGTGCGATTCTCGGATTGCGCAAGGCGTCGATCTCGATCATCGCCTTTTCAACCTGAAGCTTTTTGAGGGGATCGTTCCCGTCCTCCTTCAAGGAGATCAGCGATTTTGCGAGTTCGATCGCCAACGGTCGCGTCTGCGGGTTGGCGAACAGTTCCCGCATGGTGTCGCGGTCGGGAATGCCACCCGATTGCTGGCCGGCCGCCAGGTAACCATCCCCCGCCGTGAGGTCTTCAAGACCGGCTTGAGCCCCGGAGCCGCCACTCTCTCCGCGAAGCAACGCCGCTGCCTTCTGGCGATGAGCCGCCATCTGCTTTTCCACCTTGTCGCGCACGGTTCCCGGAGCGCCGCCGTTGTTCGCGTCGCTGGCGTCGTATCTGCCCACTCCGCCGGCATTGATCGCGGAATAGATGTCCAGCAGCCCCATGCCGGGCTGTACCCCGGTATCACGCAGGTAGTTCGCAACGGCACCTTTGGGGCCAAGCTGCGAAGCGACTGGGTTGGCCCAGTCAACGCCATACTGCTTGGCTTGCGGCTCGCCGAACTGGATCAAACCGCGATGCTGCCCCCACTGCGTCGTCGGGCCTGCCTGCGTCGGATCGAACGTTCCGCCGGTTTCGTAGGATATCGCCGTCGCCAGATCGAGCGGATTGATGCCGAGCGCCGCCGCTGTTTGCAGAATACCTGTGCGCAGATCACCGTCGCCATGAGCCTGCGCAACGCGCTGCGTGGGTCGGTCACTCGCCGACTCCCGGGGCGCGAGCGCCGACAGGGACATTTGCCCGCCAGCCTGCCCGTAGTAAGGGTCGAGAGCCCGCGAAAACAGCCCCGGCGCATCGTTCTCATAAATCTCGTTCTTGGTGCGCTCCCAGCCTTCGTCAAAGCCATCAGACGCGGCCTTGCCGGGATTGTAGAACGTCAGGGGAATGCGCGGGCGCTGAGGAAGCTGGATCGCCATCACAGACGCCCCATGAAGCTGTTCAAGCCGCCGACCCGACCGCTGACGGCGTTGCCGATCGAGCCGCCGAGCTTGCCGAGTGATCCGAAGATGTTCGACTTCTTGTTCTCTTTCTCGGAATAGTTGGCTTCCTCGCCCTCCGCGACCATGTTGTTGGCGTCCATCATGCCGGACAGGACGCCCGTATCCAGCCCGAGCCGCGTGTCCAGCGCACCGAGTTCAAGGTTGCCGAGATCGTAGAATCCGCCTGCTCTGCCTTGGGTGGCCGTGTTGATGCCGTTAGCGTTGATTGCCCGCTCTCCCTGAAGCCTTCCGAGCCAATCGTCCCACTCCTGATCAGCCAGGCCGGTCGCGAAGCGCATGGTATCAATGCCGGTCTGTCCCGACTGGAGACGGCCCTGAGCCCCGGCGCGACGCTCCAGAGCCTGCAAACCCTGATCCATGCTGAATCCGTACCCCGGGGATGTCTGGAACATCCGGCGCGCGGCGACGCTGCCTCCTGCGCCGTTCAGGCCAAGGGCGTTCTCGTATGCGTCCGAACCTTTGCGGCCGAGCGCGTCGAGCGCGCCGAATTCGCCCATGCCGTCGCGGATGTAGCCCTCCGCCTTGCCGACGCTGTCATCGATCGAGCGCATGCCGCGCTCGCGCAGGTCGGATAGCAGGCCCTTGTTCTGGTTGGCCGCATCGATCGTCGCCTTGCCGGCGTCATTGCCGCCGAACAGCGATCCGAGCAGGCCAATACCTGCGCTGATGATTGAGCCAAGCATGTCTTTACCTCAGGAAACGATTGTTCGGTCGGTGACCCGGCGCCAATTGGTGCCGTCTGAAAACGCCGTCACGGCACCGCCGGCTTCATCCGGCACGAAGATCATCGCCCCTGTGTAGAGCGCCGCGTCGGGCAGGCTGGCGACTGCGAACGATGGCGTCGGAACCGGAAAGGCCGGCCGGATCAGTGAGCGCACCGACTGATCCAGTTCTTTCTGATACTGATAGGCTTCGCGCGACAGTGTTCCGTTCTGCTCCCACCACCGAACGGTCGGGTCGGGTAGGCGTTGCGGCAACCTGATCATGGTGCGCGATCCCGGATGAACTGGGATGCCCCGAGGAATGCAACCTCAACCGGATCGGAAACCTGCAACCGCCACTGCCGCCCCTCGCGACCGGTCAGGCCGGTGCGGTTCACGTCGATGGTCCGCGTTTCGCCCTGCGTTCCAAGTTCGCGCAGCAAGGCGTTGCCGAACGTGCGACCGCCGTCATTCGACCACGACACGGAAACCCTGGGATTCGTCTCGATCGGGTCAATGCCGACATCAACGCCGACCCCCGTGATGAAATCGAACGACGCCTTGTCAACCACCGCGCGGCCCGGGTGGCGGTGGGTCTGGTTCGACCGGACCTCCCAGACCAGCGGATTGCCGGCCTCGCGGCGCTCCCGGTCATGGATGCGAAACACAGCGGCGCTGTCGCGATCGAAGGCCAGCCACTCGCCGAACGCCTCGATGCCGAGCGTTGCGCGCCAGCGGACATCGCCGATCGATGCGCGCTCGTGCCACTTGTCGGTCGATTGGTCGAACACCAGCGTCCACGTCGGTCCCGTCAGCACCCAGCACGGATGCCCGCCGGCAACATAGACGCTTGCCGACAGGTCGGCCGCGTTGGTCACAGCGTTGATCAGCCGCTCGATGTGCGGCGTCGAAATCTTCTGCGGCGAATATCCGGAGAGACGATAGACCGCCTTGTCGGAGCCGACCCAGCACAGCGACCCCGGAAAATACGGTTCGAACCCCGATACCGCATACGCTCCAGCCAGCCCGACACGGACGACGGGGCCGCGCGAGAACGGAAACCCCTCTGCATTGCCTGCATTGCCCCAAAACTCGACCGTGGACGTGCCCATGAGGAGAAGATCGCGCCCGATCGGCACGCCGCGCACGAGCCCGTCCGGCGAGGCCTCCGCCGTGGCGTAGTTGAGTTCGTTGAACCCTGTGTCGTTGATATCCGAAGCGAACACCCTGCCGTCAGCGCTGGTGACGAAGAAAAAACCATCCATGAAGCATATGGAGTTCGCCGCTGGAAGGTCGGCATCGGTGAAGTCGCCAATCGCTCCCGCCGAGATTTCCGACATTCCGCCCGAATGGACGATCAGCACGTCGGGGGTCGGAGCTTTCATGTTGTGAGCCATGATCACCGGACCATCGCCGCCGATCGTTCCCGTCAGTTCGAGGACGGTGTATGTCGACCCTGCCTTGGTGACGGAATAGGCCTTCTCGCCGTTGATGATGTAGAGGACGGACCCGACGAGGAGCGCACCGCGCGGCGTTGCCAGGCCGGCGGAGAAAGCCGACTGAAGCCCCGGGGCCCGGCGATAGACGATCTTGCCTCTTGAGCCTTCCGGCGCCCGTTCGGCGTAGGCATTGATCAGCCGGCCACCGTTCTCGCTCGGGTTGACGCTCGGTTCGGTGGAGGTCGGGAACGGAATCTCCGGCATCAGAAATAGTCCGTGGTCTGCGGCTGGCCCGAAAGCTCGACCGCGCGGAGGGCACGCAAGCGCGTCTCCGCCAGCAGGCGCTTGGCATCGTCCTGCCGATCGCCGAACTGCGGAGCGATGGAATTGGCGAGGATCACCGCAAGATGAATCGCCGCCCTGTCCTCGATCTGATCCGGGTCGCCCCATACCCATACGCCGCGAAAGGCGAGGTCATCCATGACGGCGGATATTTCATCGCTGACGGCCTGCTTGTCCTCTGCCGACGCCGACTGGCCGGCGCCTACAACGCCAAGCTCGCGCAACACGCGAAGAACCAGCTGCTCCTTGGTCTGCATTGTCAGCGGTCGCGCTTCGCCGGCCTGTTCGCCGCGCCGCGCTCCTTCGCCTTGGCCGCCTTCACGTCGTCCTTCTCACCTTCGACTTCATAGAACCGGTTCCGCTTCGCCGTCTTGATCATGGAGGGGTCTTCGACTTCCACGAACTCGCCGCGCGGAAATGCGATCCCGTTCCACGTGTTGACATCCAGATCGCCGGAACCGCCATGCCATTTGATCTTCATCGTCGCGTCTCCTTTCACGAAATCCACGTCTTCATGACGTAATCGAGGTTTTCGAGGGCGCCGGAGAGCGCCATTTCCTCGCGCTCGATCTCGGCTTTCTGGCCGCGCAACATGGCTTGGCGGCCTTCGAATTCCTGACGGCGGAGCGAAAGCTTCCGCCACATAGGGTTCATCTCCCGATAGCCGTACATCGGCAGCGGCTTGGCGAGGTCGGATTCGTCCGGCACGATCACGTCGATCCCGCGATCCCGAGCAACCTGGAGGAAGTGGTGGCAGCCGGCGCGCTGGTCCCCGTATTCGGACGAGGATGTCATGTCGATGCCCCAAAGACCGATCGCGTCGGGCTTCCTGCTGATCGCCAGCGCCATCATCCACGCGATCGAGGATGTGAAGAAATACGGACCGAACTCCCGAAGCATCTCATCCTTCGGGAAGGTCTTGAACCCCGCAAACCGGGGGTCAAGATTGATGGTGTAGACCGACCGCTGGAGCGTGAGCCACGACAGGTAGGATGTCCATGTCGCGTCGCGCTCCAGCGGCTTCAGGTCGTGCAGTTCGAACCATTCATCGCATCGCGGCAGCGCGCCGGCATTGGCCGGGCCGCACGCCCATATCTCCCACGAGGGATCATCATAGGGCGCACGCAGGTTTGAAGACGGCGCGGTGCCAACGAGTGCGATCTTGGTCACGAGCAGTCCACCGATCCCACGTTGGAAACGATGTCCCAGCGATTGGCTGCCCCTGCGAACAGGGTCACCGACTGGTCGATCGCCGAAAAGGTCAGCGTGGTGTTCGCTCCCGCCCGACCGACATAGGTCGAAGTCGAGCCGGTCACGCCCTGAAGGGTCGCGGTCGAGTTGACGACGACCTGAGCCAGCGCAGACGATGTGGTTGTCTTGATGAACTGCTTCACCGCCCCGACGTAAGGCGGGGTGAGCAACTGCACGAAGGCGGCCGTCGACGTGATGAGCTGCATGCCGACGTTTTCCAGCATCCTTGCCGTGGAGGTGCTGGACTTGATCGACTGGCCGGGAGGAATGACGCCGTAACCGGCTTCGCGGTTCGGAATCTGGTTGTTGAGAGGCATTGCCGTTTCTCCAGGATGGTGTTGGGGGAGCGGGGCGGCCTCGGGCCGCCCCTACTGTGGTCAGTCGGTCGGAGCCGAGAAGAACCCGGTGAAGACGCCCCACTGCTTGAGCTGGGTGCCATCCATCGGATGCTTCTTGAACATCTTGCCGACGCCGTAGGCCATTTCAGTGCCGGTGCCGGTGATGAACCCGTAATCGTCCTCCTTGCGGAAGGTCGGCTTCGCCATCTGGCCCCATCCGAGCGCTGCCGCCTGCTGGCCGCAGAGGAACACGGGCTCGACGCGCCCCGACGAGTCGCCGGCCGTGAGCAGGCTGGTCCACACGTTGGTGACGTAGGACGAGATTTCCGGGACCTCGCGGATGATGATGCCATCATCGATCAGGTCGCCATCCTGGAAGATCGGGTTCTTCAGGCCCGCGGCTTCACGAGGACGGGCGTCCTTGTTGATGGTTTCCAGGTCGGTCTTCAGGTCCCGGAAGGTGTTGATCCCGGCGAACGCAACGAAGTACTCGCGACCGTCCTCCAGCTTGTAAGGGCGAATGGCCGGCGACGCCTGCCGCGCGAGACGCTTCATGAGGCGCAACGGCGCTCGCTTGAAGCGGTCGGCAGCGGAGTCGATCGTACCCAGCGCGGTCGCGTGAGCAGCGTTGTAGTTGCTGGTCACAGCACCATACAGCACGCGATCGGCATTGTCCGTGTTCCACGTGTTGCGCTGGCCGGTCGTCGCCAGTTCGTAGCGGACGCCGTTGACGCGATCGCCGTCATCGGAGCCCAACCCCGCAGGGGCGGTTTCGGACGGCAGCGACATGAACGCCTCGATCAGCTCGTCACGCTGAAGTTCCTTGCCCCAGTCGGCAAGCAGCGGCTTGGCTTCACCGAAGATGTCGGCGGAATCCTTGTGCCGCTCGTTCTTCTTCGAGGCCACGGCGTGCCGCGCCCAATCGATCCAGAGGCGCATGCCGTAGTTGTCGATCTTCTCCTCGTTGCCGACGAGAGTACCAGAGCCCTTGCCCGCACCGCGAAGCTTGGTGACAAGGGGGATGTTCATCACCTCGCCGCCGGCAACGAGTTCGTTGCGGATGCGGATGATGGACGTGAGGGCGGTGCCCATGTAGGGCGAGAACAGGTTCTCGCGCACAAATTCACGGTTGATCTGCTGCGTGAACTTGATGAGCTTGTTGTTGTCCTGAACCGTGGTGACGGCCATGACGGTATCCTTTCAGATGTAGCGGCGCGCCCTCTTGGAGGGCGGGTTACCGCATCGCGTGGCTGAATAGCGCCGCGTCGCTCATGTCGCCGTCGTCGACGGCGTTTCCGCCGCTTGGAAGGCGGCTGAGCGAAGGCGGCAGGCTGACGGGCGGGGATGACCGGTCGGTCGTCTGTGCGGCGGAGGACCGCAGCCGCTCGATGATCTTCGCCTGATGAGCGGGATCGTTGAGCCGCTTTTCGAACTCGGCTTCGAACCATGCCTGCGGGTCGTTGCCGACCGTCTGCATGGTCTGCCGGCGCTTGTGCCACTGGACCAAATCCTCGAAAGGATCATCCGACGCCATGATGCGCTGATAGTCGGCGCGGACGTTCGGATCGGTGTCCATCGCCGTGCCAAGCGCCTGGTATGCGGCCTGGACGGTCTCGGCACCGTGTTCCTTGATGGCGAAGCGCCTCGAAACCAGTTCTGTATGCTGCCGTATCTGCTGCTGGACTGGCGTCAGGGCTGCATTCACGAAGCCGTCCGGGTCTTCCCAGTATTCGGGCTTCTTGGGCTGCTCCGCCGGCTTCGGCTCGGGCTGGCGTTGACGAGTGAGCAGATTGACCTGCCCGCGCATTTCCGCCAGTTCGCGGCGGAGTTCTTCCGCCTCCTGCTTGGCCTCACGTTCCTTTTCCCGCGCCGCATGGAGCGCCTGCTGCGGGACCTGTCCCGCTTCTGCGCCGACAGGATCGGCGCCCTCGCGCTCAGGGCCTCTCGGCCCGCGGTTGGAAGGATCGGGCTCGCCTGCCTTGGGGGCAAAGCGACCGAGATCATCCCGGGCTGGTCCAGCATCTTCCGCCGTCGTTTCCGAAGCGGCGGATTCAGCGGTTTCGTCCGACGACTCGTCGGCAAGGATCGCGTCCAGTTCTGTACCGGTCATTTCAGTCTCTCCGATTTCGTTGGGAGTACGTTCGCCCTATTCAGCCAGGCGGCGGCGATCGCCCTTCAAAGGATGGCGGCTCCTGCGCGCACTTTGGACGTGGGTAACGCTCCACGATCGCCCGATAGAGCCCGGCGGCGGCTGTCACACGTTGCCTCAGTTTCTCACTTCGGCAACGATTTTCTCGGTCGGGCTGATGACGATCTCGCCGTGCGGACGGCCTTCGGCGATCCATCTGGCAAGCACATCAGTCATGGTCAAAGGGCGCCGGTCGTGCCGAGCCCAACTCCAAGGACCATCGCGACGCACGACTTCGCCGAAAAGACAATATCTGAGCGTGTAGCCTTCAGCCACGCACATTCCGGCTGTTCCCCATTGCATCGTCATGCCGGCTGCCTCCGCCCTTCCGCGATGTCCGCGTTCTTGAACGCCACGCGCTCCTGTCGCGACTCGTGGCGCTCACGCTCCTGCATGCGCATTTCCTGCGGCTTCAACGACGCTTCCACGTTGGTCTTGCGCGCCTGAGCCATCTTCAGCGCCGTGCCCGCCTCCGTCTCCCGAATGCCGGCCAGTGTTTCGGCAACCTGCAATTCGGGAGGCATCTCGGGAGCCCCGTTAGGCGTCCCCTCGCTCTTGACCTTTGCCATATTGAGCAGGGTGCGGGATTGGGTTTCTTCGGTGTCCGCCTGCTTCTGCTGAAGCTCCAGCATGATCGCCTGCTGTTGAGCCGGCGGAACCTGCTGGGCTTCCTGCTTGGCCTTCTGGATGATACCCAGCGCCTTCTTCTTGATCGATCCCGCAAGCGGCGAAAGCTCGATCAGAAGTTCAGGCGGAACCGCTTGCCCTCCCCGCGCCATCACGGTCAGAGTGTCGTAAGCATCGGCCTGCATGTTGATCGTGTCGGGACCTTCATCGAGGATGATATCCACGTCGAGCGAACCCAACGCGTTGACGATTGCCGGCTGTCCGGTGCGGGGGTCGGTCTGGAGCTGGTTCACCGCGAAGAACTGCGCGACATTCTCGTCATCCGTGACCCTGATCCATCGCTCTGCGGTCCAGTGGCGTTGTACCGCGTTCCAAATCGCGCGAAACACCCGGAGCTTCCACGACTTGTAGGCAAGCAGATATGGGCCCAACTCGGCGATGCCGGCCTGCTGTTGAAGCTGTATCGCGCGGCCCGACATATCCTGCACGCCAGTCCCGATCAGCGCCGGGTTGAATCCGTAGTTTTCGATCTCGGCTTTCGCGTCCGCCAGAAAATTCAACTGGCCGGTCAGTTCCTGACCCTTGGCGTTGTCATCGAAGGTCGGCGGCTCGGTTCCCGGATCGTAGAGGATCACACCATCGGGCCGCGCCGCCTCCCGGCGCAAGGTCTCGATATCGGTTGTACCGCGCTGTGCGACCATCCGGCGGCTGTTGAGGATGTGCAGGCCCTTGGATCGGCGCTGATTGATTTCGTCGTTCGCCGATTTCATGTTGCGCACGAAACCGTAGCGGTCACCATCGTGATCCACGGCGGCCGAAAACATGACGTATTTCGGGTACGACTTGCCTTTCTCGTCAAGGAAGGGAGATTCCCCTTCTGCCAGCTTCACGCTGCCGGTGTACACGCACCAATGCCACCGGCCTCCCTTGAGGTACCAGTGGTCAACGATCCTGATCTTGCGATCATTGTCAGACCCCGAAAACCACTTGTCCTCATGGTCCGGATTCGACGTGAGTTCCGATCCGCTTTCCATCGAGGCGCGCAATTCGTCCTCGCGATCAGGAAACATCTCGACAGCCGTTTCAAGGTCCGCCCACTTGCCGACGCCAAGAAACCGCGCGTCCGAGAAGTCTTCCTTGAGCGAGCGAGGATCGTAGAAGACTGACGACGGGTCCACGATATCGAGCCCGATTTCGACATCCCCCCGATCGCCCTGCGTCAACGTCAGTTCGATGCCGCCGATGCCGTCGACCGCGCCGTTCAGGCCGCACAGCGGCGACTTTTCCGGCCAGCGCTGTTCGTCGCACACGTAACGCAGGACTGCCGTGGCAACCTCGGCTCCTTCCTCGTGCTTGGGAGTGCGTGGAAAACCCCGTGGGTCCTGTTTCTGGCGCTCAAGCAGTCCGACGATCGCGTTGATCTTGCGTCCGATACGGTTGTACGTGACGACGGGCTGCTTGCGATCGTTGAACGCCTTGATCTGCTTCGCGGTCCAGTGCGATCCGTGGTAGTAGCGTCGGGCTTCCTTCTGTTCCTTGATCTCGTCCGTCTTCAGGTCGAGATAGTTCACATAGGCCCGCTTGAGGCTTTCGAGCGATGCATCGCTCGCGGGAGACATCGCGCCCGCTCCGCTGTTTCCCTGGACATAACCGCCATCACGCATCAGTAGACCGTCCAATCGCCAGGCGAGGCCGTTTCTTCGCGGGCTCGGTAGTCGTCTCGCTTCGACGCGGTTTCGGTTTTCGGTCTCTGCCCGCTCAGCATCTTGTCGAGCAATTGACCAACCAGCCCGAGCGCATCGACCTGATCGTCATGCTTGCCGGTCGGGAAAGACAAAAGCTCGGAGCGGAGGTCCGGCCACCACGGTGCATCCGCTGGATAGTAGATGCCCGACAACGAGGCGCGGCCACGAATTGATTGCGCCCGAACCGCCTTGTCGCCCCGGGTCGGGAATGTCTCACGTGCAACAAATGCCTTGCGGGTGCGTTGCTCCTTCGTCAGGAAGGGACCAACGCCAGCATTGATCTGCCCGGTCTCCTCAGCCCAGCCGATCGGGTGGTGAGCGAGCACCAAGTCGCAGAACGCCGCAACCCACACATCAGATGACGCCTGTTTGCGCCACACATCCAGCAGATATATGCGCTCGTCGGGATCGACCCCGACGACGACGTGAACCGTGTAGTCGCCGCCGTCGCTCGTGACCGCATAGTCGCTTCCCCCGTAGACCCGCAGCGTTGCCGGATCGGGCAGTTTGTGGACTGGCCGGAACCATTCCGCCTTGAAGTAGTCGCCTTCCTCCGGCGCCGGCCGCTGCTGGTAGAGCGCGGACCAGTCACGCGGTCCGATCGCGCGCTTGATCTTCTCCAGCGCTTCAATATCGTACTGATCGGGCCAGAGCGCGCATCCGTCGTCATCGATCGCCGGCAGGTTGAGGACAATCCAGTCCTCATGGTCATGCTCGGCCTGGAGCCATCCGGAAAGGTCATCCTCGTGCCATCGCGTATTATGGCTTACCAGCCCGTTAGCAATAAAGTTTTCGGTGCGGTCTACCTGGACATCAAAGACATCCTCAACGCCGCTTTTGACAACTTCAATGACTTCATCCTGTACGATCTCGAACGTAGTCAGCAGCGGCGCGGAGGACTGCTTCAGTCTTCCCGTATCCGACGGCAAGGTTGCAGTCGTTGCAGAGAAGCCCGCGAACATGCTTCCCATCGTGGCAATGATCGACGCAAAGTTTCCCGCCCCAATGGGACCGGACGTTGGTTGTCGGAGGTTGCTTGCAGACGGCGCAAACGCCGCCTTGTTCGGCAAGTATGCGCTCATACTCTGCGAGGCTGATCCCATAGCGGTGGCGCAGATGCGCTTCACGCCGTGACCGAGGGTTGACAGAAGGCGCTCTAACGCCTGCATCCCACCGGCTCTTGTTGTAGTGCGGCATACACATGCCTTTGCACTTGGCTGGCTTGTCGCAGTCAACCTCGGAGCAGGTGATGCCTTTCCATTTGCCCCAATGGCCCTCAGGATGACGCTGCCCTTTTTGAGCGTGGCCGTTCGCTGCCATTTTCTTTCACCGCCTTCTTCCACAAGGAACGGATGCCTTGCGTTTGCTTTGACGATGATACCTGATTTCATCCTGATCGAAAACACTTGATCAGGACCATTGTTGATCCAATTGCGGACTGTGGACACTGCAATCTTGCCGTTGTCGTATGTCGCCACGCGGTCGCCGGGGCGAATGTCGCGCAATGGCTTTTCGTGACCTGTCTCCATCAAAACAGGTGTGTCACCTGTCATGCACTGGATGATGACGATGCGACCGCCCGGCATGAGGCGCGTATAGGCCGTGCTGGTGTACCAGTCCTTGGTCTTCTTGCGGATTATCTCCGAATCCGCGTCCTCTCGGTTCTTGACCGGATCATCAATCAGCAACAGGTGAGCGCCGCGCCCGGTAAGCGGGCCACCCACGCCAACCGCATAAAACGCTCCACGCTGCGTCGTAGGATGCTCATATCCACCATCAATCGAGCCCTCGACATGGAAGCGCTTCGCGCTCTTGCTGTCATCTGCCAGCCCGACACCCGGGAAAATGGCGGCGAAACCCGCATCCTCGATCTGGTTCTTGACCTTGCGCCCGAAGTCGTCCGCGAGCTCCTGCGCGTAGGTTGCGGTGACGACGTAGTGATCCGGATTGCGTCCCAGATACCACGCCGGGAAGAACTCGCTGGCGAGCATCGACTTGCCGTGACGCGGCGGCATGGTGATCATCAGCCGGCGAATGTCGCCACGCTCCACGGCTTCGAGATGTCGAGCGATCAGCCGGTGATGTGGCGCGTCGCGATAACCCGGCCACTGATATGCGGCGTAGGAAATGAGCCGCGAGAACGCATAGTCCTCAGGTGTCGGCACGCGAAGCGGCTGCAACGGCTGCGTCCCGCTGTTCTTTGGTCTGCATGGTCAGATCGAGCTCGCCCATGTGCTCGACGCTTGCCAGCCGGGCGTGGATGTATGGCGCTGCCTTCTCTGCCGCCCAGCAGCGATCCTTGAATTCCGCACCCTCATCACGGAGGACCTTCAGCATGAAATCGAGTGGCGTCATGCCCGCTTCCGCCGCCTTTTCCGCTACCTCACGCGTGCGCTGAGTGATAGCGCCAGCGGGGCGGCCGGCACCCTCGCGCTTGCCACCACGTGCCATTTTGATTTCCTACGATTTCGTTTGATTTATTTCAGGCGAGGACGTGTAAGTTTTTTGCTTACGCGCCCTTGACATCATGTCAGCGATCGGCTTACATAAGCCATGATCAAGTCGTTCAAGAACAAGGCGCTGATGGCCCTCTTTCAAACCGGGAAAACCGGCAAGATCGATGCCAAACTCCACAAGCGCATCATTGCTCGTCTTGACCGTTTGGAAGTCTCGGAGCGCCCGGAAGATATGAACCTGCCCGGCTTCAACTTCCACGCTCTTAACGGCTTCAACCCGACCCGCTACACTGTCCATGTGAATGGGCCGTGGTGCGTTACATTCGAGTTCGACGGCAAAGACGCCGCTCGCGTCGATTTCGAACAGTACCACTAGAGCAAGGCGCTGACTGGAGAAGTTCCTTTTATGTTGGTGTATGAGCCGAAGCGTCCTATCGAGCGCTGCCCGTCCCACCCCGGAGCGCTGCTTGAGGACATCATCCCGGCAACCGGAAAGACCAAGGTGGAAATCGCGGAACTGCTCGGCATCTCGCGCCAGCAGCTCTATGACATCCTTCGCGAGAAGAAGCCTGTTTCCCCCAACGTGGCAGCTCGCCTCGGCAAGCTATTCGGTGATGGCGCCGCTATCTGGCTGCGTATGCAGGCCGCCCATGATGCATGGCACGCTGAACGGGAAGTGGACCTGAGCAAGATACCGACGCTTGAGGCCGCCTAGCCGACTACGGCTAACTGAAATTTTGGCGATAAACCGCCATGCGCGCGGCGGTGGAGTTCCGCGCTATGTGCCAGCCGGGACGTATCCCCGTCGCCTGCAAATCGCCCTTGACACGGAAAATACTCCTAGGAATGAATCCCTGTCAAGCGGCGAGAACGTCGCTATCCAACGGAACTGTGAACGTACCCGCCGCATCCAGGCTCTCGACCAGTCGCCGCAGCTTGTCATCGCGCTTTGCCTTCTTGCGAAGTTGCCAACGGGCTTTCCTGACCTGATCGTCAAACTCGACCTCTACCTCCGCCTCCATGCCGCGCAGTTCAAGGATGTCGAGTAGTGGGATCGGCGCTGGATTGCCATCGACGCCGACGATACCTGCCACACCAGGAACCTGTTGCAGCGCATAGAAGCTGTGCGGATCGCGGACAAACACATAGCCCACCATCAAGGCGAAGCGGCGGGTCTTGAATAGATCGGTCTTGCGCCGGTCGCGGACCAGTCGCTTTTCGGCTGGCATGTAGTAGCTGAAGCCGCTGTCCTTCAGGGCGCGCTCGATCGCCGACATGTTCGGGTTGAGGCTGGGAACTATCCTGTAGCCCTTGCCCTTCGGCCTGCCGTCCTTACCGAGCGCTGTTGTCTCGACGGCATACTCTCGCTGCGGCTTCTGTGAGCCGGGAACGGTACGAACTGCATACCAATTCATCGGTCAGATTTCCCCGGCTTTCGTCCCGCCCTTGCCATGCGTCAATCCTTTGGCTTTTCGGGAGGTGAGATGCGCCATCGAATCGGCCGTGCGTCGGAAGTGTTCATCAGCTCACCCACCGTGCCCAATCGAGGATGATAGCGAGCGCGAACGCCGTCGCCGCTCCAGCCTGCTTCTGATCGGTAATGGCGGGCAGTGTCGTCGCCTCTGAGCATCGCGAGGATGCTTTTCTTATGCTCTGGAACCTTGTCTACATAAAAGGGATGCGGAGGCGTTTTCCATCCGCGATTGGCGGTGCTGCTCATGTCTCTGCCTCGCCTGCTTCAGATGTGCTGGAACGTCACATAGGGGAGCGGAATCACCTGCTCACCTATCGCGACCTCAAAGACCTTCTTCCCGCGCCGCATCACGATCCGGCCCGGCTGCCGTCCGCGCTCAACGGTTTTTCGCTCCACGACCGGAACGTTGTTCTGCAGGTACCTGGCGCGTCTCTCCCGCATGATCTGGCGAAGCAACCGCTTTCGTTCGAAGGCATAGACCGCTGCCGTCTTGCCCCACTCCGCTTCGTCCTTTTGCAGTAGCTGTTCCATTTCGTTTTCCTCACAATTGCGAGCGCTTCTCGCTCCTCCCCGCCGGGGCTCAGAAGCGCCTCAAGGTCGGTGACATCGGTCAATCTCCGCCAACCTTGACCGGCGGCTTCCACTCCGAATCTGGAGCGTACAGGTCACCAATATCCGGCCTGTCGCCGAGGTCGCCGGGACACCAGATCGACCCGTGCGGGTGCATCCCTTGCGCCACCAATTGCGCAGCCCAATCCTTTGTGCAGCGCGGCTCTACGATCTTTGATTTCGGAGCCCGATAGCCGTACAGCCGGCCGCCGGTCGGCGATGATGACCTGTCCCGAATGGTCCCGCGAATGATCGATGCCAGTTCCGGCGGGTGCGGGCAAAACTTTGGATTGACGCCATCGCACTCGCCACGAAGAAACTTCCTGATGCCGTGCGCGATCGCCTCGACCGGAAACCCCTGAAGGGCTTGCATGTAGCCGTAGATGGCCTTTTCGGCGTCAACGCCGGGAGGAAAGCGCATCGAATTGAACAACACCTGCAACGCCGCGCCGATCTGTTCGTTCGACGCTGCCATCGATGGTTGGACCTGGGTGTTGTGAAACATTGGTTTTGCCTTGGATCGCATCGAGGATTGAGTTGAAATCGCGGTCTGGAGGCGGCGCGGTGGCGAGCTGTGGCGCCCCCTTTCGGCCGGCGAGATATTCGGGCTTGACGGTCAGCCAGCCCCGGGAAATCGCGGTGTCGATCGCGTCGGAAACCGACAGGCGGCACGCCTCGGCATCGCGTCGAAAAAGCTTGGCGGCATAGGCCGAGTTCTGGCCGTTCTTCGATTTGCGGTGCTTGGCGAAAGCCTCGACCTGTTCGGCGGTTGCGTCCTGCTCAAGGTCGCTCTTGAAGGCAGCCAGATCGGAAAGCGCCTTGGGCGCGGCTTTCTTGTTTTCTTCCTGTCCAGATATCTTCTTAGTTAGGAGATTATCTTCTCCGCGCGCGTCGCCCGCATGTGAGTTGTTAGCTAACGTTTGCTCATGTTGGCTAACGTTAGCCTTGCGTTTGTCGCTCCAGCGGTGCCACCGCTCTCGTGCGCCGGCCTTCCGATCTTCTTCTTTTTTCGTCGCAGCCGAAGTGACCTCGTCCAACAGGTCGAGCACGCCGGCAATCTGATCGGTCGTGAGGCCAAGAGCGGCAAGCCTGCGGAAGGTGTCAGCGCTCAACGCACCACCTCCACGTCGATCCGCTTCATGACCTTCATGAGCTTCTTCTTGAGCCGAAAATCCCGCGTCTCGACGCCCTTGACATCGATGACCCGAAGACGATCCGCGACGTGGTCGAAGAACACGAAGTCCGCAACATAGGTGCAGATCAACTCGCCCGCCGGCCCTAGGATCGGGAATGGAACCTGAAGCTCGACACCGCCGACTTCGCCGGCTTTCTCGCGCCGCTTCAACTCGGCGTAGTACGCCGCCTCGCGCCTGGAATCGAAGCGGATGCCATCCACAACGATAGGCTCGTTGCGGTACTTCCGCTTCTTGGGTTTCTTGGCGAGCAGTTCCCTGCCCTGCTCTTTTGTGAGGACCGTCATGCGCTAGCCTCGAAAATGTCTTGCTGGTGCCCAAGGTCGCGAGACGGCGCTGGAACAAACATGTCGGGCTGCGCGTAGGCTTTGCGGATGCGCTCACAGGCGATGTCGAAATAGCGTTCATCAATCTCGATGCCGATGAATTTCCGGCCAAGCTTGACGCAGGCGATACCGGTCGTGCCGGACCCCATAAACGGATCAAGAACTATCTGCCCTGAGCCAGTGAAATCGGTGATGATCTCACGCATGAGGGGCTGAGGTTTTTCGGTAGGATGCCGGCCGTCTCTATCACGCTGGTTTGTCAGGTGAATATAGGTCCCGCGCTTGCCGCCTGCGTTCCATCGTGCATGACCGGCACCGCACCATGTAGTGGTGAAGCACTCGTAAGCCAGAGCCGGCCCTTGCCCGTTTAGCTTCGGAGTAGCGTCAGGCTTGACCCAAATGCATGTGGTTTTGAACCGAAGCCCGGCGGTTAGAATCGCCTGCCTCCAATGCCACACTCCTTCGACATTGCAGAAAGCAAGCAGCCATCCGCCGTTGATCCGAGAAATCTCTCGCAACACAGGCTCTCGGATCGCGTCGATACCAGCGAATGTCAGAACTTTTCGCTCTTGCCCGCCGTCAGTTCTGCGGAGTCGAGTTGATGCGTGCAGGTTGTGCATCAATTGCTCATAGGGTGGGTCGGTAATCACGTGATCCACGTTGCCAAGCGTCGGAAGCACATCCAGTCAATCGCCTAGAATCAGCCGGCAGCCACCTACAACAACCTCGCGCTTTATCGGGCTCGCCATCAGAACCCCCTCGGCGGAACAAAGAGGCAGATGGTCCGGCCCGTATCCTCGCCGGCCACGGTGCAGAGATGCAGAGCCCCGTCAGGGCTGTCCTTCACCCGAGAGTCGGAATAGCCGATCGTCTCGCCGTTCTGGCGAATGCGGTAGCCGTCTGGACCTTCAAGAATGTCGCTGTCTGCGACCTCCCTACAGTCGATCGAGGAGCAGCAGCTAAACGGATAGGACCAGCCCGTAGGAGCTTCGTGCGGAACAGCGTCGGTCGTGAACACATAGACCATCCCGGCGACCGCCAAACCGACGACCGTGAACTGAGCGTACAGGCTGTGTTTCTGCTCTCGTGTCAATCCAAGCCGGCTTGCGAGCCGGTAACGTGCCGCCCCGTCTGTGTCTTTCCTGCCCCGGTACTCCGCATCATGCAGAACATCGAGCCAAGACTTTGCGTCGGAAAGCGCCTGCGTACTCATTTCAGTTTCGCCAACACTTTTTCCAGATTTGGAAAAACTTTTTCGTTCCAACGGAATGCCCCATGCGTTGTTATCGCCGCATGGAGAAGGCCAGTCAGAAAGGGTTCGAAACGCTTGGTGAAGCCGCTGCCCGGCTCCTGCGAAGAATTGAGCAGCGTAAGGGCTCGGAGCGCCCGGAAGGCTCCGAAGAATTTGAGTGCGGTACGGTGTCCGGTTTGTTGATAGGCAGCCGCCGTACCGCTGACGCGGGCGAAACCGCCATGCCCCAAGATCGCGCTGGCGCGCCCCGCGTTTTCAGGTTGATCATCGGCGGCAAGTCTCACGCCGAACACGGGGGATCGGGCACTCAAGAATGGAGTGGTCCGCCTGCCCGATCCCCCGTGGTGAACTGGTGAGGTCATGGAGCGGGACCTTCGTAAGGGCTCGGCAGCCCTAAGAAATCCGAACGCTCAAGGTTGACCCACTCAAGAACCCTCGCCTCTGACACGTCGAAATAGGCAGCGATGCTGGCCGTATCCTGACCCGCCCGGAACATCACGTATGCGCGCTGGCGACGAGGAATATCGCGCAGGGTCCTCTTGGGAGGGTAGTAGCCCTCGATGCCCTCGTAGGGGTCATATCCGGCGTACGGGATCATGCCGCCTCCACGAGGCCGGCGGCCATCTTGCAGGTGTGGCAATGAACTCCGACCTTGTACGATGCGCAGTTCTTCGGGTTCTGGCAGTGAGGCCGGGTCTCGGCAGCCGTGAGGGGCTGCCTCGCCTTTGCGATGAATGCCGGCACGTATTCAGGGGTGGCGGACGGCCCGGGAGGAGGGGAGCCGTCCGCCGTCGTCTCTGCCTGGGAGGAGAGAGGCTCGGACGATTGGAGAATGGGTGCAGCGGCTTGTTCGCCCTCACGCGCTGCCAGCGAGGCATTTCCATCTACTACTTCCGTTTTAGTCCGGGTTTCTACCTGCCCGGCCAGTGCGTTCGTGTGACCCGCATGGTCTGCGCGCGCCGCGCCGCCATCTACATGATCCTGCTCCTTGCTGGCGCCGGAATCCTGTTCGATCACTTCGCCGTCGTCGTCCGCCGGCCATTCCGCGTCGCACTTTGGGCAACGGTAGTATTCGCCCGGCTTCGCGTGATCAGCGCAGTCGCAAAGATGATCGTCGGCACCGTCGTCAGAACCGAAAATAGGGGCAGGCTTGGTGTTCGCCGCCGCAGCGTCCTGCGCGCAAGCTGGCCCTGCCAGACCGCTTTCCGGGTGGGATTCCGCCAATACCGGGACAAGGAGCGCATCGACTTCAGGGCGAATTTCGTTCGAGAACCACTCACCGCGCACCCGATACTGCGCAAAGCGCTCATGCAGTTCCAGTTCAAGTTTTGGCCCGCCGCAGATCACGCCGATGCGTGTCAACTCTGCCGGCCCGTTCCTGACGAGGGCCGCAATCCTATGCTCTACATTTCCGGAAGAACCGATCTTGATAAGCCCGAGAGAGGGAGCTTCAACGAAGTATACTTTAACCGAGGTATCGCTCGGGAATTCGCGAAGCGACACTTCATCCCAATCAATTGGGTCGCGCGCCTGCTCTTCAGCAAGCGCCCGCAAATCTGCGGATCGCAGTTCAGCGTAGGATTTATCGTTCTCCTCACGTGCGCGCATGACGCGCGGCGCAGGCGCGGGACGCGCGCGAGGGCCGATGAGGCTCGCAACGTAGAGGTCAACGATGGCGTCGTGCTCCTGCTGGTTCGCATCATCGATGTTCCGAACCCGGCGGAAGCTTTCGCGGAGCGGCTTCGGTGTGAAGCCCTGGGCCTTGAGTTCGGCGAAAAGCTCCTTGAGGTCATCGCCGATCGCGGCCTTTTCTTCCTCAAGGCGGAGCCAGCGCTGATAACCGGCGCGCAGGATGTCGTCCGCTACGGATTCGCTCATCCCGCCACCCCGCAATTCACGGAGCGGTAACCATGCGAGGACAGGTGTGTTAGCGGTTGCTCACATTCCCTTGACCGGGCAATTAACCAGTTGGATAGTTTGCCGGTTAACCGAAAACTCTTGGGGGGAAAGCCATGCAAGTGCCTGCCATCCCGCTGTCCGAGCCAATCATCGTGCCCGACGTTTTTGTTACGGGCCTCGCCGATGTGGAACATCTTGGCGACGGGGTTTTCAGGTTCACGTTCTTCACGCAGCAGAAGCTCGGCGACGAGCACGAGCATATCGTTGTCGCGCGTCTCATCCTCGCCAGCGCCGCGATCTACTTGGCCGCGAAATGGGCACTGAAAGCGATCGGCCTTCGGTGCTGCGGCTGCTTCGTTCGGGATGGCTGGACGCACTGAGATCATTCGGCGGCCTCTTGCGACATCGAGAGGCTTTCGAGGGGAACGGCGTCGCCAGCGAGCCGGCGTATCTTGATCGCGGTTTCGAGGGAGCACCCCTTGAGGCCGCTTTCGATCTGCGAAATCTGAGAAGGCACCACGCCGATTTCGGCGCCAAGCTCAGCTTGGCTGAGCCCTACCCGTTCGGTTCCGGGAACCTTGTAACTCTTGCGCCAAGCGCGAAGGGGATGCTCTGCCTGCATCCCATCCATTTAACTGAAAGTGAATTTCACTGCAAGTCACTATTTCACTGAGCGGGCATGGAAGTGCGGAATTCCTTCCGTAGGCTGGCCGGGATATGAAAAAAGCAGTCCCCGCCCGAAAGCAGTACCGCAAGACATTCATCCGCGAGTGGAGGCAGCATCGCGGCCTCACGCTGGAACAGCTTGCCGACCGCATTGACATGAAGGCTAGCACCCTTTCCTATCTTGAGCGCGGGCAGAGCGCATACACCCAAGGCACCCTTGAGGCCATCGCCCACGCACTTCAAACGGACCCTGCATCCCTGATAATGCGCAACCCGACCGACGAGGATGCGATCTGGTCGCTTTGGGAAAGCGCATCCCAGGCAGAGAAGAAGCAGATCGCGGACGTGGTGCGAGTGCTCCGCAAGGCAGGGTGACCATGATAAGAGTGGTCGGCATAACGCTACTGTTTCTTGCGGCCGCGTTCGTCTGGATACTGTTCGATGCCGCAGGGAACACAGCGGCATTCGGCAGATGCAAGGTACAGTTCATCGAAGCCAACGCGGGCCGAAGGCTTTCGGTTTTACCATCTGTGCGACCGACTATCGGAATTCCGCACGTCTCACTGCTACATGTCCCGCATGGTTTTCTGGGCCACGTAACAGCCGCTCCCACCCCCAAGCCACTTAACCCGATTCGACTGGCATCGCATCGGATCGCGAAATCTTTCACTGTCAGTCACTTTAAGGTTGACTTGATCTTTCACTCGTGGTGAAACTCTCTCCATCGAAGCACCGCACTGGCTCAGCCGAGCGGGGATGGAGACGAGAGATGGCGAAGCACACTCCGGGGCCTTGGGAAGTTCTCCAGCAGGATTTTCAGGGAACGCTCATCGGACAACGCAACTTCGGCGCCGCTGCTTACGACAGTATCTGTGCGAAGCAGGTCGCATGGTTGCCCCGGAGCACCTACAGCCCCGGAGATAGTCACGACGCGTTCATGGCCGAGACGAACGCCAACGCCCGCCTGATCGCCGCCGCGCCTGAGCTGCTGGCTGCGCTTGAGAAAGCCGAGCGCGCCTTGGTTTCCGCATACGGCGAGCCGGTCGAAGGCGCATCGCTGCAAAGCGAGGCTGGCGTTACCGCAATCGTCGAAGTTCGTTCGGCGATTATCAAGGCAAGGGGAGCGTAGGTCATGCTTTCCCCCGCCACACTCAACCGTGTCGAAGCACCGCACTGGCTCAGCCGATAGCGGGGATGGAGACGAGAGATGGCGAACGCTCACGAAAAGACCCTCGCGGAAATCGAAGCGTACCGCGCCGCGAAGCGCCGGCTCGCCATCATCGAGTATCGCGCTCATTGCCGCGAAGCTGCCCGTCAGTTCGCCGCTAACCCTCGCGGCCTGCTCATCTGGCTCGCCGAAGGACATCGCCGTCCCCGCCAGTTCACGTCACTCGACACTGCCATTTCATGGCTCACGGTTGTGCTTCGCAAGGAGCGCGCCTTGCTCCTCGCCAACGACAGGAAGGCGCACGGCGAGTTTATCCCGGCCCTGCACCAGCGGCTTCTCGTGGCGCGCTATCTGCGCCGCCTGTCCAACCGTCCGCGCCTCGCTCGCGCTGCCTGACATCACCCATCCCGGAGAACTGCAATGACGAATTGGATTTCTGACGATCGCGGCAACAAGTGCTCCGTCGAGTATTTCGGCACCGAAGAAGCGGCGCGCAAGGCCCTCGAAAGCCTTGAGGATTGCGACGACTGTATCAACTGCTCGCGCTGCTCGGACTGCTCGGACTGCTCGGACTGCTCGGACTGCTCGGACTGCTCGGACTGCTCGGACTGCTCGCGCTGCTTGCGCTGCTTGCGCTGCTCGCGCTGCTCGCGCTGCTCGGACTGCTCGCGCTGCTCGGACTGCTCGGACTGCTCGCGCTGCTCGGACTGCTTGCGCTGCTCGCGCTGCTCGGGCTGCTCGCGCTGCTCGGGCTGCTCGGGCTGCTCGCATGTCGCGTTTCTGTACGCCAAAATAGGCCTTATCGGCGATCCGTCCGCTTCACCGCAGCATGTTGGGCCGCCGCCCGTCCCGACCATCGAAAACATTCACCAAAAGGTGTTGGAGGCGGTCAGTCAACCTGATGCTCTCAGCATGGAAACTTGGCACACGTGCGGCACGACGCATTGCCGCGCAGGGTGGGTCGTTCATCTCGCTGGCGAGGCGGGA